TGTGTCCTGTGACTTCAAAAATGTTTTTAGATTATTTTTGATTGTGTCAAAGTCCAGGTCTGTTATTTGAACATTTGTATTAGCACCAGCCATTTTATCTGTTTCTCTCTAAAAGGAGTGTTACTGTTGTAGGTAGTGTTGCATTTTCCAAGAAAAATGTTAAAGATGCCTCATATGCATTTTGATCTTCTCTAGGAACAACTTTAACTTCTTGTAAAACCACTCTAGTTTCGTAATTTTTTACTGTATTTCGTATTTCAGATTCAATAGATGATGCGGTCATAGCAGAAATAGGCTCAAAAAGCATCAGTTCCATGTTTGATCCTAGGTTAGGATTAAATGGTCTATCATAATGTTTTGTTTGCAAAAGGTTTCTCAATGCACGGATGACTGCTTGAGAATCATAACTAAGTGCAACATCATTCGTCACCGGCTTACGGGTGAACGTGAAGTCTATGTCCGAATAAAGTTTACTTATATTTGCCATCTTTTATTTATCGTAGGAGTAAAACGCTTTTTTGGAATCCTGATCTGCCTCCGAAAAATTCAGGGGCCGGAATCAAAAATTTGAAATTTTAGGAATTCAATCTAGTTTTTAATTTGTCCGTACCAATGTAATTGTTGATTAAATCTGATTCTGTTTGACCAATGTTATTAAACTGACTGACTTGATTGAATCTGTCCAATACAGTTTTAGTATTTGTGAAAAAATCAATATCTTGTTGTCTGCGGTTCCACAATTCATCATTTATTGAAGAAAACGCCACATATGCGTTTTGTGCATTAGCCAGAGAAATACTGGTATAAGTGTTACCCATGCCATCATTGTAAATCGTGTTGGCCAACAAGTTTGCCCAATACAAGAATACATTTGCATTTGCGTTAACATTATTTGCAGCAACAATACTACCAAAACTACCAATCATAACAGAATTGTTTTGAACATTATCGGTTTTGTTTGTCACATAGGTAATCATTTTACCATATCCAATGGCTGTTTGATAGTGGGGTAATTGCACATTTTCATCCATATCAATGAAATTTGACATGCGATTTGTATGATACATGAACATATTTGCAGTATTTTGTGAAATATTGTTCGCTAATGATATTGTGTCTGTTACCAATGTCGTGATATTTGCAGTATTTCCACCCATAAAGTTGGTTGTAATGGAAACAATATTGTTTGATGCATTCCATATAATTTGCGTTCCTGGTGCGACAGGATTTTGAAAATAACCACCAACATTGTTGGCTGCAATATCATCTTGTTGCCATGTTTTTACCAGGTTTGGCATTAAGTTCATCTGATATTGAACATTTGCGGAAAACTGTTCAACCGCAGCATTCAATGTCGGATCACTGGAAGGAAAATTTAATAATGCGTATATACTGTTTCCACTCATAATATAACCTTAAATATATGTTTCTTTTTGTAATGGTGGTGATGTGGGTGAACCTTTGGCCAAATGTGTATGGCTAATTCTCAATAGTGTGTTCACCACATCAAAACTCAAAATGCCTTGGTTAATACCAAAGCTACCTAAAGGCGCACTTACACTTGCAAAAGAAGTAATTGGACCAATACAATTAATTTGTGTTGGAATGGCAGCTGGAATGCCAATTGATAATCCACCAGACACACTTACAAAACCAAGAGCACCAGCAGAAATACCTGTTCCCGCATCAACCCTAGTTTCCGATGTAATTTTTTGGCCTTTAATTTCACTAGAAACTGACAAATCACCATTCACTTTGACATAATCAGGCACATTGATTGTCAGTTTACCTAATTGTGATGCGCCAGCATTGATTTCCATGTTTCCAAAAGATGCAACAGAATGTCTGCCTTCAACGGTTTGTGTGTAATTGCCCTTGATGTATTGTTCTACATTTCCGTCAACTTGTTCAACTTTATTTCCTGTAACATACATACTCACATCACCATAAACTGTAATGTTCAGTTTTTTCTGTGTTTTGCCGTCAACAACACTTTGCAAATATTCAACTTCTTCTGGTGTTAAATTTACAGCCACTTCAGGATTATTTAAATATGCTTGCGCTTGACTTCTTGTGTATGTTTCAGTTCCAATTGCAACATTATGGTCACCAAGAATTATGGTATAACCATCACGAATAATTTTGGTAACTTGGTCACCATTTGGATGCATTTCAACGAATGTGCCTTTGCCATGTTGTAAACGGACACGCTCACGAGTTGGTGTGTCATCCATTTCAAACGAATGACCACCTTTTGTCTGTGTGACATTATTATATGGATAAACAGGCTGATAATCTGTATTTGCAGCCGATTCTGGTTCAATCCATGTTGTTACAAAACTTGGTTTTTCTGTTGCCATTTATATCTCAGGGTGATTGTGCTTTTGATGTTTGTTCTGCAACCGATTCTGGTACCGCAGGATAATCCGTATTACCCAAATCATCTAAATTTGCAGTATCTGGTGAAGTGATTGCTTGTATCACAGCATTAGGTAGGTTCGCATTATTTGTGTTAAATCCTTCTTGTGCTGCGGTAGCTGTTGCCTGTGCAGCGGAAGCAAATTGATTTGCAATTCCTTGTATTTGTGTTCTTGTTAAATTTTGCACCTGTGATGGCAAAGATTGAATATTATCTGCAATTGCCTTAATTGAGTTTGTAAAACTATTAAGACAAGTCAAAATCAAATTCTTAAATCTTTCTGGTAAACTTGTAATCCAGTTAATTAGTTGTTGAATTTGTTGTGCAAAGAAAACCCATTCCAAAACAGCCTCAACCTTTGCTGCAACAAATTCAATGGCTTCATTTACTTCACGGATAATATCTTTACCTAAAGAAAAATAAAAAGAAATTTGTCCTGAAGGATCAAGACCAATTATATTAACGATTGCTTCAATGGCTTTTCTGAAATTTTGTGCAGCGTCTTTGATTAAGTTTGTTAATTGTGTCGTTGCTTTTAACTGTGCGCTTCTAATTGCATTTTGTATTGCAGTAACAGGATTGGTAAGGCCAGTAAATAAATCAATATTTACATTGAATATAAATTTAAAATCACACGCATGTGCAAGATTACCATTCATGACTTGAATGATGGAATTATTCAAATTACCACGAGCCAAAGAGGGTGTATTTTGAACACCAGGTGAACCCATTAATTTTGCAAAGGGTGAATTTGGTGGAAAGCTTTCTACCACTTTAAAATTATAAAGTTCTGTTTTTCCTACATTACTGTAATAATCGTCTGGTAAATTTTCCATTTTTTATCCTACTGACTTGGCCTTATCTTCTTCGGTGGGATTAAACCCAGGCAACACACCCATCATCACCGGAAACTGTCCTGCTTGACCATCAAAGAAGAAACCAACAACCCAATCGCCTAGTTCTGGAGTACCAAAGGTTTTCGTTCCTGTGTTACATGGATATAAAGGTGTAGCCCAAGGTAAATCTGTTACAGGCACTCTTTGTTTAGAATCAAGCCCACCGTCATGATGCCATCCAAAGATACGGACCTGACAACGACCGAGTGCGAGCGGATCCATGCGGTTTTCAACCACACCAACCCACCAGAAAAATCCATCTTTACCTAAAAAGTTCTTAAAACTCATGAAAATAATGCCTCATTGAAATCAGTTGATGATGTATTCATAGGTTGATAAGAATTTGCTGGATTTTCTTTCGCAATTTCTAAAATCGTTTGAAAGACACCTTGTGATTGAATAATATGTCTAACGGCTGTCACCAAATATTTACCTGAATAATACTTATCTAATGATTTTTCCGATCCTTCAATAGGCATCAACGACATTAAGTTGAAATTGATTGTTTTTCCTACTGTAATCGCAGAATCACCAGGAATTCTTATCTTAACTCTAGTATATGTTGCCAACGATAGTTGTGCGGTTCTGCTTGGAACAAAAGTTTCCAAATATATATCATTAGCCACGGTACCTACACCGTCTTTTACATATTCTTTTTTCTTCTGTTCTGAGTTACCAACAGCCATCTTCAAAGTTCCTGTATAGGATTGATTCTGTGTTTTCTGCAATCTATTTTTTGACAAAGACAATGCACTTGTTTGTCCGCCTGTTTGACCAAGATATTTCAAATAATCAAAATCGGTAACTTTTACTGTTCTATTTAACGGATCCAGAGATATCAATCTGTTTGAAAATGTTCCTGTATTGATATCTTCCAATGAATTGAAAGATTTTATGAATTCATAATCTATTACGGTTCTCAACTGATCTTCAAAATCACTTTGACCTAGATTTTTTGGTTGATAAACATAAGTATTGTAGACGGATTGTTTCAATAAAGAACTGATTGATTTGAATTTAAATCCTTCTCTTGTTTCAAACATCAACATATCAGCACCAACAGTATTGTTGATAAGAGGCCTTGCATAACAAGACATCCAACTGATGGCCTCAAATGGCCTTAGTGTGTTCACATTAAAGTCATAATTACCATAAGTTTGTTCAATATCTACT